AAGACCCGCAAAACAACCCTTCCGAGCTGCTCCAACCGGAGTGTCGCCCGCAGTGGGTCCAATCGCTTGAAAATGTGCGAGAAGGGAAGCGACAGAGTAACCGAGCGCGTACCCCCCGCTGCCATCAAAGCGTGTGGGCACTGCGAGATGGACTCCAGAGTCAGATTGAAGATCGGGATGTGTGCGGCATCCACGATGGGGATGAAGTAGGCCACCAAAGCCCCTTGTTGGAAGGGTTGGCTCTGGAGCGTAAACTTGAAAGACACCCCGGCTTTGGAGAAAACAAAAGACTCCATCGCCCTCCTCAAGGATGTAGACTTCAGGATTCCCCAAGGAACTTGGGCCTCAAAGAGGATCGTCGAGGAGACGTCTCCCACTGTCCAGGATGCGGTCTCAACGTACTGCCATCGACTAACAACAGCCTTGTAGTCGAAGGCGGCTTCGGCGTTGTCATCATTCCTAGATGCGGGAACATTGGGATGGGCCTGATCGGCCAGCTTGCCTTCATCGATATCGTTGAAGGTGACTCCCATGTCCGACTGCATCTGGGCTTCCCCAATGAAGTCTCCGCATTTGTGCTCTTCATCAAGGCAGTACGCCTCCGTGCAGTCGCCACACCACATGTGAAAATCACAAGTGGGGCCGTCCCTCTCGTACTGACAACCCGGAAAAGGGCAGACGTCCTCAAGCTCGATGGGGGAGTTCTGCAGTAATCGGGGGAGGCGCATGATGTAGTTGAAGGCGAAATCGTCTCCAGCGGCCACCGTAATGATCAGATCGGGATCATTGGCGGCACACTTGAAGGCGAACATGCCAGGGGAATACTCCTTACGCCCCGCCTCGGCGGCGGTAAAGGGCACGAGGAGTTGGTGGTACTCACTCTGAAATGGGATCTTGTACGCCATAAAACCCGCATCCCTTGGAATGACGGAGATGGGACCGGTACCCGTCCTAACCAGGGCTAGGGGTGTAAAACCCGTGGTGAACAGATCGGCCGGGATTGCCCCCGGGTCCGCATCGGTGACAAATTTTCCCCCACGCCATGTGAACACGTTTACAATGAAGGTCCCTTTGTAAAACCTGTACATCTGGGCGAAAATCCCCAGGAATCCTCGAGTGCTGCTACTCCGAGCCAGGAGCATCTCACCGAGGGACATGGAGAAAATCTCATCAGCATCCATCCCGCTCTTGACAACCGTATGGCGTTTCACAAGATCGGCCACGGAGAACTGGTCAGTTTCTCTCAACATGGCATCCCGGGGTCTTTCAACCGGGGCAACCCGGACTGGTTCTTTCGCCTCTTGAACGTTGGTCAGCGTGGCGTCGGCCAAGAGCCCATCATCTCCAGCCGGAGGTTTTGCGTCCATCTGAGCTTGACCAATCCACTTCGACGCGAAGGATGAATACCGGTGAGAGAAGGTGGCCATGGGAAGTCCCGGGCTATAAACCCCTGGTTCCTCCCCAATACCAGGGGACAAGTCACTCTCGTTCCAATAGGCCCTCAGCCCAAACCAGGTAAGAAGCGAGACATTAATCCCCTCCTTGGAAAGGCTGGTCATGAAGCGAGCCCGCAGCCTCGCAAAGCCCTCAGGCCCAAGCCCAACAGCCCTTCTCATGCTGTCGTTGGCGTTGTCCTCCAAAGCGATCTCCATGGGAACCTTCCCCGAGACAACAACCATCGGGCTGAGCAGCGACTTCATCTCGGCAAGCGGAAGCTTTGTCGCCCCTGGAAGCTCAGAGCACTCGACAGTGGTGTTCTTGAGGAAACTGAGGAGCAAGACATCCTTGAGATCAGGGGCATCCTTGGGTTCCCGCTTGTCGGCACTCGTGTAACCAACCCGCATGGGGCGCAAAGCATCTGCAACTGAGTGGAGGTTGAACTCCCCTAGGAGACGCAATGCCGGGACCACAATGTGGTCATCCCCGTAGACTTTCATGGAAACGTTGTCGACGAAACCCTGACCAGTCGCAAGAATCCGGAGGCTCCGGGTCGGACTCTCCCGCATCACGGTCACGTAAGCCATACCGATTATGCACTCGCAAATCGGGTTATTCAAAACCGTCGTGGTCCCCCAAATGCCCGATGGGGTGTAGACAACGTCGTAAACCTCGTTGTGAACCATGATGTGACTGCTATGGATCAAGCGGATCAAACGTTTGGCCATCATAACGTGTGAATCCGAAAATCCAAGCAAGGAGAGCAGGGTCCCCCAGTAGTGGTCAGCCATCAACCTGTAGAGCTCCGCGGTCCCATATCTCTCAAATTTCGGGAAGTCCCCATCGAAACCAACAGGCCCGGTCTCAAGGAGGATGTCGATCATCTCACCCCACTCAGGGGAATAGACGTTGATACCAACCGCTGAGGGGATCTCTCGTCTGTGGGTCTTCATGGCACCAACCACAGTCCCAAAAATGGTTTTGTACAACAGAGTAGATGAGATAGCAGATTCATTAACGAGGCGGGTTTGAATCTTAGCGATCTTGGCGGCGGATCGTTTCTCATCTTTCTGGTTGGCCTTGTAGATAAAACCGGGATTTCCACCTGATGCGATGGTATCACGATCCCGTTCATACAAGCCAGCCGCCAGGGGCGCGAGGACACGTTCTCCGGGCTCTCCAATGAGATGGGTCCGTTTGCCAGAACAACCCGGGGCATTGTAAGTTGAAAGCGGGAATCCAGAGCTCGTTGAAATATCCATTGGAGAGATATTGAGCTCGACAGATCCATTAATCGCTTCTCCAAGCGTTAGCTCACGCGGGGCGACTCCTTTTAATTTCCGCGCCGTCCGCTCGGCCATGGCGTTAAAAACATCGGCCGCGATGGCATGGTCATAAACGGGAGCAGGTCCACATGCACGATTCAGCTCGTTCGCCATCACCTCGAGTTGGGTTAGGCCCTTCGCCCTCGGGTCTGGATGCCCAAAAACCGGAGCTTCGCAATCAACTTCCGGGAAGTCATCAGCCACAACTGATCTAACCAACCGAGTCTTTCCGCTCCCTTTCAAAAGCGGCCCAGGCACACGGCCCCTGTAAATATATGCAGGCCCGAGTTTTGCCCGAGGTGCCCGATCCTCAAGAATCTCGCACGGCAGCTACGAGTCCATCTGACCAACACCAACAAGAGAATCAAACAAGATCCCGCACCCAATTCAAGATCCTTTGACTCTCACGGTCCTCAAGGCGATGTGAATGCCAA